GCTGGAATGGTCAGTTAACTATTATGGATATAGATACAAAAGAGTTTTGGCAAAGTGATAACGTTAAGGATTTACATCCTGACCAATTAGGAAGATTCTAATGAGAGATGAAATAAAATTATTTACAACAGGATTCGTACAAGTATTCTTTGTAGCAATTAATACATACTTTTTAAGTAAAGAGTTTTTCTTAGGAGTATTTGTATGCGCTTTCATGATTTCTTTGATTTGGAGTTGGAATGTGAAGAAAGTAGCCTTTGGAACACTGATTGACAGAATAATGTATGCATTAGGTGCAGCATTTGGAAGTATATTTGGATTATTAGTATCAACATTAATTTTAAAATAAATGAAAAACACATGTGAACTCATTGGATATTATGGAGATGATAGAGTTCATGCAAGTTCTGCATGGACTTCTACATCTAGAGAAATCACACCAGAAAAAGAACAAAGAATTCCTGATCTACTAAGTATGTTAGCTTCAGAAGGACATCATACTCCTTTTGAAAAAAGTATGTTACATTTTCTTGTAACAGTAGATCAAGCAACTCATATTCATTTACTTAAACATCGCATAGGTGTTAGTATAAACGGAGAGAGTGCTAGGTATAAAGAACTGAAAGAAGATAAGACATATATTCCAGAAGATTGGGAAATGGGTCATGAATCTTCTACAGAAAATGGAATATTAACATATTGGACAGATGTGATAAAAGCACATTCAACAGCTTCTAATGGGTTATATCATAAATGTCTAGAAGAACTCACACCTATTCTTGGTAGAAAAAGAGCTAAAGAATCAGCTAGGTTTTTTAAAACAATGAATAGTCAAATAACTATGGACATTTCTTTTAATTTTAGAAGTTTTGTTCATTTTCAAGAATTAAGAAATTCTGAACACGCTCAAGTAGAAGTGAGAAAAGTGGCACAACAAATGTTAGAATTAGTAAAAACAATAGAAGGAAATCCCTTCGAACAAACAATTAAAGCGTTTAAATTATGAAAAGTTACAATGACTTAGAAGTATTAGTGTTAGGATGGGCAGAACAAAAAGGAATCTTTTTAAAAGGAACACCCAGAGCACAAGCTGGTAAGACCATGGAAGAAGTGCAAGAACTTATTGATGCAATCGATACAGAAAATAAAATAGAGATAATCGATGCTCTAGGTGATATACTTGTCACAATCATCATACAAGCAGAGATGCAAGGACTGAGCTTAACAGAGTGTTTAGAAAGTGCATATAATGTAATAGCTAAACGTACAGGTAAGATGGTTAATGGTCAGTTTGTGAAAGACACTACAGGACATACTGGATTTAGCAATGAAAACCAGTCACATACATAATGAAATGTAAGACTTGTGGAAAAAACTCTGATGGAGAATATTGTTTCCAACATAAAGCTAGAAGACCCTTATCATCTGGTAAGGGTTTTTCTACTAAAATGTCTGGTATTTCCAGCATTAAGGCTAAAAATGTCCATAATGACGGACATATCATACAAAGAGAATTCTTTTTATCTATATGGAAGAAAAGACCACATAGGTCAGAAGTGAGTGATACATACCTGGGCCAAGAAGCCTTATCTACTTACTTTCATCATATTCTACCTAAAGAAAAATACCCAGAAGCTTGTCTAGATAAAGAAAATATTATACTTTTGACACTTGAGGAGCATTCTAACGTAGAAAATGATATGTATAGATATGAGGAAGTCAATAGAAGACGTAACTTATTAAAATTAAAATATGAATATTGAAGTATTAAAATTTAGTGCATCATGGTGTGGTCCATGTAAAGTGTTATCTCAAAACCTAGAAGGAGTTGAGGGAATTACAAATATTGACATTAATAAAGATATGGAAACAGCCAGATCATACAATGTCAGAAGCGTACCTTTATTAGTATTTAAAAAAAATGGAGTAGAAGTACACAGACAAACTGGAGCTATGTCTAAAGATAAATACTTAGCTATTCTCACAGAAATCAATGACTCAAAAGAAATATAACAATTAAATTAATTAATATGAAAAACCAATTTTTTTACACAGCTACAATTGACAATAAAGAGTATGTAGCTTCTTTAAACATTAATAAAGTCATTAGAACATTAGCTAATGATGCAGGAGGATTAATTATCATATTAGATGACTTCAATGAAAGAGTTACCCAACAACCAGACATTGATCTTAAGACTAACAAGATGAAAGGATTTAAAAATGTACGTGAAACTGTACAATCAGAAATTGAACTAAATGCTGAAGATGCACAAAAATTTATTAACCTAACTGAATACAAAGGGTAATGGCAAAATTATTAGGAAACCGCATCTATTTAGAGATGCCAAAAAAAGAAGAGAGTAAGCTTATTGTAGATGAGAATACAAAAGAAGCGTTACAGAAAGAACTACTTAAGAAAATGAGTAGATTAAAAGTGCACAGTGTAGGAACAGCTATTACAGATCCAGACTTGAAGGTAGGGGTTGAGGTGTTAGTAGATCCTACAGCATTGAGAGATAAAACATTAATCATTCCTTTGTCAGAGAATGAAGATGTTATGTTAGTTTCTATATTTGACATTGTTCATATTTGGTAAATTATGATCGATATTATAAAACAAGACGTTAAAGACCATATAGCTAATATATCTGATATATTAGATAGAATTGGTGAAAGAGTAGAAGGTAACTTGATTTGTGATATAACATCTGATAATTTTACAGATGCTGCAAATGAAAGTAAAATATACAATCTATTGAAACTGTCTGAAAATAAATCGAAAATATGTGAAATAGGAGTTAATGCTGGCCATAGTTTATTACTTATGGTCAGTGCTAATCCTGAAGCAGAGTATTTGATTTTTGATCTGAATGGACATGCATATACTAAACCTTGTGTAGAGTATATTAAAAATGCATATCCATCTACAAAGATAACAGAGATATACGGAGACAGTAATATAACATTAAAACAGTACATAGAGTCTAATGATCTACATACATTTGATTTGATTCATATTGATGGAGGTCATGAAACCCAGACTGTTGAAAATGATTTTACTAATACACAAAAGTTACTTACTAAAGATGGGATCGTCATATTTGATGATTATAACTTTGGTAACATAAAAACTGTAATTGATAAATATGTAGATGAAGGAGTTGTATCTGAATATACTGAAGATGTAATTAAAACTAATTTACATTTTATATATAAAGTAAATAACTAAAAATATGATTAGTGTTTTAACATTGACTTATAAAAGACATCACTTATTAGAAGAAGCAATTGAATCATTTCTTGCACAAGAAAACCCACCAGAATGTGAGATGGTAGTTATAAATGATAATCCAGAAGTAGATTATGTGTTTGATCATCCGAATGTTAGAATCATTAATCGTAAAGAAAGATTTCCATCTGTAGGTGAAAAGCTTGAATGGGGATTTAAGCAATGTAAGTATGATTATATGTATAGATTAGATGATGATGATCTTCTTGCACCATGGGCATTACAAAATGTACAAACTGATATAGAATCTAATCCTGGATTTGAAATCTATAGAAGCAAAGGAATGCATTTCTTTGTAAACAATGTCTATGAAGGAGAAGGTGGTAGTGTAAACAATGGTAATGTATATACCAAAGCTTATATAGATAGAATAAAAGTACCAAAAACTAGTATAGGAGAAGATTCAGATATGACGTTTGGTAACAATTCTAAAATATACACATCAAAGTTAGAACATACAATGATCTATAGATGGGGTATGGGAACATTACATATCTCTGGAATGGGAAATGTATCAAATGAAGCTGTATTAGCTCAAGCTGATAGAGTGTTAAATGATGCTAAAGGATAGATTACTCTCGATCCACATTTCAAGAATGACTACTATGAACAAATAAAAAAGCCTCTACAATAGAGGCTTTTATTATTTTGATATACGTTTCTTTTTAAACAATGGTCGTTTAGTACCAGAGTCACCAGCTTCCTTCATATAATTTCCATTAATAGGATTAGGAGGAGACACTTTAGGAGCCATTCTAGGCTTACCAGATTTCTTAGCTTTGCCAGAAGTCATTGATTTACTTGCAGCCATACTTACATTTTTTCATTGATGCTGCAGCTTTCTTAACAGTAGCACCTTTTTTAGCTATAACACCACGTCCTTTAAGGATATCTGCTTTAGTAACCTTTCCATCTTTGTTAAGATCAGGAAATTTAGCACCGTTTTTAGCTTTTTTAATTACTTTTTTTACAGGACCACCATTCTTTTTAGTATTAAGTCCTTCCCATCTACCTTGTTTTTCAACTTCATCAATATCATTTCTAGTTTCTTTGTCTTTTTTAAGACCCCTAGCAAATCCTCTCTTGTAGTTTATGCTATCTTGTTTTGTAGCTACTTCAGTGTAATTTCTACCTTCAGCTTTACTTTGATTAGCTACACCCATTTTTAAATTTTTATAAGTAGGCTTTTTTGCCACTTTTTTCCCAGTTTGGGCTTTTTTTATTGTTGTCATAATTTATTATTTATAGGTTTAACAGTTCCATTTTCTTAAAGATTTATTAATTCTTGAGTTAGGATCTTTTGCTGTCTTAGCACTAGTAAGTTTCTTCTTCATACCTGACATTCTACTACAAAAAGACTTACGTCTATTAGCAGCTTTGCTTCCAGGTTTAAGTTTAGAAGGTTTAGTGGTTACAGCAGTTTTCATATTTCCTCCTGTAGCTTTATTGTATTTAGCTACTCCTTTAGCGGTTAAGCCTCCAGCTTTAGATTTTTCTCCTCTACCTATTGAGAGAGAGACTCCTTTTTTAGCCATTATTTCTTAGTATTAAATGTTTATATTTTTCCAAGTTTTTCCTCTATGAATATCTTTTATAGAGTAATAACTAAGTTTAAGCTTATCTGCTACCTGTTTAGGAAGAAGACCACTTGCTAATTGTTTTTTAATTTCAATTACTTGTTCTTCTGTAAGCTTAGCCATTTTATGAGAAGTTCCACTTTTCCAATTTTTTGATAAATTTTTTAGATGTTTACTTCTATAATCATCATCTTTCCAATTTTCTTTTTGAGATATAGATTTTTTAAGTTTGACTTCTTCTGTTCTTTTAATTCCAAGATTACTTCCAGCAATTTTAGCAATGTTATAAGTAGGATTTAAATCATCTATATAACTTTGTTCAGTCTTTAGTATTTCTTCAGTAGAACATTCACATAAAATTTCAAACGTGAAGTTATCTTCTTCATATTTATTAACTGCTCTAATCAGTTTTACACATGTAGATTTATTAGTTCTTATGTGGTTAATGTGAGTGTAATATCTTTTTATCAAATTATTTGTACTTCCTATATAGAACTTACCGTCAATTTGATTAGTAATTTTATAAACAACTCCTCCTTTCTCTTTCTGAGAAAAGTATTTTTGTTTATGGTCATTACTAATATCTAATATCATTTTCCTTTAGATTTTATTTTTTTCTCCTGAGTAAGCATTGCTTTAGTAGGAGTTTTAGGTTTTGCACCAGTTTTTTTATTCTGAGCTGCTTTGTTTCTCAAATTATCCCAAAGTCCTCTCTTAGACATAGAACCATCAGCACGTTTGATCATCCCACCAGTTTTTAATGCTGGTTTGTATCTAGGATTTTTTTTGTTTTTATTAACTAAATTTTCTAAACTATCTGCTGATTTGTTTCTTTCAGAAGATAATTTATCTGCTATTTTTGATCTATTAAAATTATTATCTGACATCATTAACTCAGTACTTAGCATATCTGCATTAGAAGCTTCTTTTCTTTTTTTAACAGCTTGTTGTTTTAAACTATTTTCATAGTTTTTATTTTTTTTAGCTGTTAAAATTCTTTCACCACTTACATCTTTTGAAAAATTTCTTGTTGTGTTTACAGATGTTTTATCTTTAGATATGGTTCTAACTGTTTTTTTAATAGTACCACCAGACCTTAATGTGCTTCCTTTAAATTGACTTTTCTTCTTAACAAGAGGACCATTTGGAACAGGAGTAATCTTACCACCTTTACGTAGTACACCAGGACCTACATATGCTGTAGCTTTCTGAGGATTTAATTTAGACATTATTTCTTCTTATTAGATTTAGCAATCTTCTTGAATGTTTTTGCAAGGGTTTTAGCTTTGCCTGTGCAGGATTTCTTACTTATTGGTGTGCATTTACCAGCAGTACCACGCTTCTTGATAGAAGCTGTAGCTTTCTGCATCCACTTTTTATCAGTAGCCATGACTTATCACTTTTTACCTTTAGTCATTTTTCCACCTGATTTCATATTTCCAAGTGTACGTATTTGAACTTCACTGAATGCACCTTTTCCACCTTTACCTGGTTTATCAACCATAGGTGCTTTTGTTTTTTTGTAGTTTACTCCAGCAGAAAGATTTTT